CTCATAGAATCTATTAGCCTGAGATGCTTGTGATTCTGTATCGCCATAGAACTTACCAACCAATGGAACCTTATAAGATGGGAGCTCTTCACCAGTTATCAAACTTGTAACAGCCTGTTCAGTCTTCATTACTTCACGACCAATACCACCAGTAGCCTGACCAAATAAGTAATCTAATTGATCTGGAGTTGGGCTGAGCCATCCCTTCTGATACTTAGATCCGCCTGATGTAGCATAGTTTAAGAAGTAGGATAAACCCTTGCTTAGTTCACTAGCAGTATCACGGGAACGGGTATACCCCGGGGTAGGGTTAGTAGCACGATCTTCTTTAGCAATCGGACGACCAAATGAATCTCTGTTTTCAAAGATAGCTACGATTGGATCTACTAATGTAGGAGCAATAGTTTGTGCAGATAAACCAGCATTACCGATTTAATGAGCGGGTAGCCAAGCTAGAAAAATAAGAATTAAATAGGGATTTTCCCTAGTATGTAACAATTTCCTTACAAATCAATGTAATATGCTAGGGAGTTTATAAAACATATAAAGGAAATCACATGGCTGCATACCACTTAACTGACGATCAATTTATTGACGAATGGAAAGAATTAGGAAGCCCTATTTTATTTGCTGAAAAGCATAAAATGAATCCTCGTGCAGTAATGAATCGCCGACGATCTATTGAGTTTCGTCATGGTATAAGGCTTGAGACATTTAACAGCCAGCGCAATGTAGCCGTACCCATCAAAAGAATTGAGCAAACTCCTGGTCATGCCCGCCGTGGTATGGAAATGGAAAAGGGTAGAGTAGTTGTTTTCTCTGACGCCCACTTCTGGCCAGATGATTTTACTACCGCATATAAAGCCCTTCTATTGATCCTCAGAGAGTTCAAAGGAAGCATTAAAGCAGTCGTAGCCAATGGAGATGTATTCGATGGCTCACAAGCTTCTAGACACCCTAGAATTGGCTGGACAAATACTCCTACAGTTAAAGAGGAATTAGAAGCCTGTCAGGAGTTCATGGCGGGCATTGAGAAGGAGACTGTAGGGGCTGAGCTCATCTGGACTCTCGGAAACCATGACGCCCGTTTTGAGACGTTTCTGTCAGCTCAGACTGGTGCATATGAAGGAGTTAAAGGGTTTACCCTTAAAGACCATTTCCCTATGTGGAAGCCATGCTGGTCATTTTGGGTTAATAATGACACCTGTATTAAGCACCGCTGGAAGGGTGGATTTGCAGCAGGACGCTCTAACGCCTTGAATTCTGGGGTAAATATTATTACTGGGCATACCCATAACTTAGCGGTTCAGCCTATCACGGACTATAATGGTACTAGGTATGGCGTCCAGACTGGCACATTAGCAGACCCTAATGCTGAGCAATTTGTGCACTATACAGAAGACAACCCAAAAGACTGGCGATCAGGATTCGCATTGCTGTCATGGGAAAATGGTAGATTATTATTGCCTGAGTTGATTCAAGTATCAGGTGAAGATGAGTTTGAATTTAGAGGATGTATAAATAAAGTATGAAGCTAACGCCAGCGATTATCCGAAACTTGTATACAGCAATCTACTGTATGCACCCGTTTCAACGCTGGCCGATGCCTCTACCAGAGCAAGTTAAGTTCATCATCAACGAAGACCCAGAAACTATGGGTACTTATCTATACGATGATGGTGAGGATTATGAGCATGTCATTACTATATCCTCAAAGAAATGCGGACACCTATCCACGGTGATCCGTGTTTTAATCCATGAGTGTGTGCATATGAGCCGCTGGAAGACTCCTAAGTGGAGCCACCATGACGCTGAGTTTAGGCGTCGTACTAAAGTAATCTCAGATGATCTTGGCTTTGATCCGCTCGAACTTTGACAACTTACCCTTCTGTTGTTCCAATTCCCAGTTTCTGATTGACAAGCTCCAAGAGCCCCTCCTGGGTAACGCACCATTTATTTTCAAAACCTTTTGCACCCAATCCGTGAACACCGGTGTTTCCACGATGGTGTTCTGGGCATAGTGGTATGACAGGGGATGCAGACCTTTTGCCACCAAACCGTCTGATGTGATGCAGTTCTGCTGGGCTACCTTCAAACCCAAGGACTGAGGAACAGAGAATACATCCGAGTCTTGCAACCTTGTCAAATGCGATCTTTTCATCTTTGGTCATTTTACCCGCATCATATTTCTAATGTGCTCTTCAGCAATATCAATTGGCGTTTGCTCGGCTGGCACAAAGTTAACCTCTACGCCCTCCACTACATACCAACCCTTATCCTCATCCTGACACACTTTATATGCGTCTAGGAGGGATCGGAGATAGCTACCTATAGAAGAGCGACTCATGTTGACTTTGATGTCAGCTGATTTCACGCCCGGATTCCGGGATACATACTGGAGGATTATCGTTTTCTTGTCCATAATAGAAGTATACACTCCCGTCATCTAGCACTTTATATTTTGGAATCATAGCCCCAGCCATACGGAGGGCTTGGATCGCTTCTTCTATAAGTAGATCTATCATTTTGCTTGTGCCTTTAATTGCTCGTTTTCTTCCTGTAAACGGCGTAGTTCTTTTACCGCTTGCTGGATGTGGTAGCAAGTATTCGCAGCGTATGGGTTCCCATAGCGTTGATCCAAGATTTCAATTAAGTCATATACATTCATATCCATTTTCCTCCAACATATCGTTTCTTCATAGTAAATACTTCTAATGGGTAAGACCGAAGATCTCCATCAGACCAGCGGACAAACACATTGTCTTCATCAGATGCCCAGCAACCAAGCAAAGTACGACCATCAGACAAATTAGAATACGCAATAAAGGTATCCTTGATGGTGGTGCACTTCATATCCGTAAGGGAGATGTTGCCACCCCCTTTATTTGTTGTCTCCGCTATTATTCCTGCTGCGCTTGCGTTTAGGGACAACAGTAGCAATGCCACTATCAATAGTCTTTTCATTTTCCAGCTCCTGTAAAAGTTCATCTGCAATCTCTACTGCGTTCTTAGGTGATTCTGCTACGATCAGTGCGAAACATGAAGCCAAAAACCTCATGTGTTTCTTATCATTTTCCATGCTTTTCTAGCTCTCTAATTTGGTGAATCAATAGGTCATCAAGACGATCGCTACCGATCAACAAAATCTTTGCCTGGGATTTGGCGATGATTTCACAAGCATCTCTTAGTCCCTTGTTATAGCCACTGGTGTATGAGTCAGTCTCCTCAAAAGCAGCGATTAGAGCGTCTCTAACGAAAGCTGACGCCTTACGCTGTTTTGCCAGTCCACGCATCTTCTGGACGTGTTCTGGTGACAAATACAGGCTATATGGAACTAGTGTTGTTTCCATACTCTGAAGTCCTCCATAAGTGAATTAAATAATTGTCTTGCTTTTAGGTTGCCCTTGAGCTCTGACCGAGATTCAATGTTGCACCAGCCACATAACGCATCAGCTGCAGCAAACTCATTCTTTTCAAACAGTAGACCTTGCTCATGCAAGAGCTCCCAGAACTGCGGATCTCTGCATACCATGCCAGCCTGTTTAACCAGTTGAGACCCCACATAATCTTCACGAGATGCGGGGCTATCATCATCAGCCAGCCTGACCATAACGACCATATATCTTGCGCCTACAAAATCCCGAATCAACTCTTCTGGGAGATCATCTGGATGTATGGCTAAAGACATAACGATGCCGTCTTTGGTCTGTTTGAGAGCAACTTTCTTGCCTTCAAATTGGCTGGTTTCCACTTATACTTTTCCTGTAAATAAACAAACTAAACGCTCAAAGAATGTACGTGTTCGGTATTGCTCCCTAACAAGGTCATCAATAACCTGTTGTTGATCATCGTTATCGCGCATCTCAGCAGCCAAGGCAGCCTGTAATTGCTTAGCAAGCTTTTCCCAATCCACAAAAAATGGCTTGTCATCAAAGGTCATAACAATCTTTTTGCTCTTAGATCCTACTGGACGACCACGTTTTGGTAGTTTTGCTTTAGCAACATCCTGTAGATTTGAACCAGTTTTATTGGCAAACCCTACTTCGGATGCAGTTAGCTTTACTTTACGTGCAGTCTTGGCTACTACCGCTGGTTTCTTTGCTGGCTTATTCATATGGTAATTTCTCTTCTTGTTTAACAAATGTATCTACGGCTAATGATAGGAAGCCATTGCCTGTGCTTGGGTATGTACGATCCCAGCCTGACAACTTAACCACGATCAAGCCATCTGCGTCTGGTGTAATGCTAGCCAAGTAAGCTGGATCAATCTTGATATCTCCATACCAGTCTGGCGCCTTCTCAGATCGCTTTTGCTTAGTTTTATTTAGTGTGCCTTTGTTTGGGTATGCCATTTATTACTCCTTGGTTAGTGATTTTTTTACTGCTGAAAATGTGGACATCAACTCTGAATAGACTGGCTCATTAACTTCTTTGAGCTTGTCAAACATGACTCGATTGTTCTTGAATACATTGGCTACATCCTCTGGCTTAGTAGCTAGATCTAGGACAGTGGTTACACCAGCCTTGATTCCTTCTACCCATTCAGCGGTTCCTGATTCGCCTACTGGTGTCAGAGTCCACTCCTTTGTTGCTGGTTTGGCAACGACTGGTGCGGGCGCGGCTACTGGATCAGACGCCTTAACTACTGGTGTTGCACCTACTGGCTTAACATAAGCTGGCTTACCACCTGTATAAGTCTTAACTGGCTTGTCCTCTGCCCCTAGGGTTGCATCTAAGGCGTCGTGTTCAACGATCTCGAATGCGTTGACCCATAGGTAGCGACGCAGGTAAGTCTGCACGGCACCGAGGTTCTGAACGTCATGGCAACCTTTTAAGGCAGCTGAAGACATTGGTGAAGTAAAGGTGGTGAAAGACCCATCTTCTGTGTCATGGATATTCAGATACGCCATCTCTGGTGTAAACGATACCATCCCGCATAAGCCTAGCTTAGAGCAGATTGTTTGAATCTCAGGCAAGAAATCACCTAATTCAAAGTAGTAGTAGCCAGCGAACTTGTTGTGCCCAGACTTCTTCAGCTGGGTGTTTTGCAACATGATCCGTGCCTCTTGCAGTTTTTTATAAATACTCATTTGCTTTCCTTAGTTTCAACTTCAATTAACTTTTGTAAATAGTGTCCAGCTTTCCGAAGATCCTCTATGCCACCCTTTTTTCTCCATCGTGCTACATACTTAATAACATTTCCTTCTAGGTATCCGATGTTATTGCTAACAATAAAATCCCACGGCTGGATTGCACCTTCTGAATAATGCGTCCCGCCTACTTGCATATCATTTGCGCTCATGTTGATCCTTGTAAAATGATTACCAATAAAATAAATGCCAATGTCAGCATATATGCCACATTCATCCAATATTCCTTACGAAGCTTGGCTGGATCACCGATCAACCATTTCTGGATCTCAAGCATATCGGAGTCATGCTCTACATAAATTGGCTTTTGATAGTTAATACCAATCTTGACCTTGCCATTGTCAAAAGGGGTAACTCCCTTTGGAATAAATGTAGGGATCTTTTTCTTCCTAGCCATTCTTTTCCTCCAAGTATTGTTGATATTGATTACAGAACTTAGATACCTGGCAGTAGTTCTCACATTTAGTACGACCGCCTTCACGGATCTCTAATTGATATCCCTTGCCAGCTTTCTCTAATGCAGCCTCTGCCTCATCAAGATTGCCATGCACAGACTTAGCACGGACTCCGCCTTCTTTCTTGATGGCATACATCGTTGGCTTTTCCCACATCTCAGTAGGACTACATAATGGCAACTCTTCATTTGCATCTGTTGCAAATAAGCCCTCAGAATGAAGATGAATTCTGTTACGAATAAAGTCCTCACGCTCTTCCATAGGCCAGAGACGAATAGGTAGAGTAACGATAGGAGCTACTGGGTATCCCGGCTTAGTCAACGACTCACGCTCTTTCCAGTCACGGATAAGGGCAATGATAGCCAGCTTGTTTACGGGCATCTTCTTGACTGTTTCTACCAGCCATGCGTAGATGTTTAACTGTTGCTCCCAGTCAATCTTCTCATTCATTACAGACCAGACGCTGACATTCTTATAGTCATTTACTTCTACGCCATCGTCATTCACGATCTGAAGATCAATCGCACCAGAGATATGCCAGCCGTCAATCTCAGCGTGTAGGCGTTGCTCAACGATATGGTTAGCATCTTTACCATGCTCAAGGACGCCATGAATAGCCGTGCCAATAATAGACCAGATCATACGGGATACATCTACCTCAATCTGATCGTCATACTTGGCTTGCAATTGCACTACCCGTGGGCTACTTAATAAACCAGTAGCTGAGATATGAGCCTTGCCTCGTGTGTATTCTGGACGCTCCACCACATTGACCAAGGTCTGTGGCAGATTGTATTTATTTGTAATCTTCATTTCTGAGTTCTCAACCAGGCAGATGTCATCCGAGCGGTATCGGAAATGTTATCCAATACTTGTGCAGCCTCTTCAGTCTTGCCCTTTAAAGTCAACTCATAAAACTCACGCAAGGATTTCTCCATTGCTAAAAACGATTCACTGTGATCTAACATGATTTATCTTCCGTATGGTTTGTAACCTTGACGATTACCATTGTTATCATAATAATTTCTTACGCCGTCAGGACTCATTGTTTCATATCCTGTGCGTCGTCCGCTATTATCGTAAACCCCATTATTTGAATTATAATTATTGGCATCATTCTTCCAATTCTGTGGAGAATTATCCCATTTTTGAGATGAGTTATCGTAATTCTGTGAACTATTCTTCCAGTTCTGTGGACTATCTTCCCATTTAACCACTTGAGCTATGGAATAAGCCACACTTAGCTAAGCTTGTCCGCAAGCAAATGATTCTCAATGCTTATACTTATATGCACATCATCTGTGCCTTAATGATTGGTATCTGTATCGGTGTATGGGGCACAGAGGCCCTAGCTCA